CTAGCTATATATTCTAAAAAGAAATGATTAGGCGGTACATCTTCCATAGAAAATTTGGTTAATCCATGCAAAGCACCATTTGAACCTCTATTGTCTACAGTCCCAGATATATCGTAACTATCGCAACCAAATGCACCACAGTGTTCATTGCCTGGATATTTGTACCCATCTTTTATTATTACGCGGTTTTGCAGATGTTTAGGCGGTACCCAAGATATTAGGAATCTACCATCTTTATTTGGATAGAAATCTACCTTAGAATCAAGTATACCGTTTGACCATTGGAAACTACCTCTAGTTAAAACCCCGGTATTTCTTAAATCATCATTGTAATCAATCTGTTCGTATATCTTAGTAAGATTAAACAATGATTGTTTTGTTTCATCTCTAAATGCGTGTTGTTCTGTTCTTGGAAACTGTCTGTAGTATTCGTTTAATCCATCAGAATCTGATTTTAAACCATCTACCTCATTTTGCCAGTGCTCAATAACTCCACAATCTATTTCATTTCCGTCAACTCCTCTGATTGGTTTTTCTGGCGTATCGAATACAGGTAAGCCATAAGTATCAATGAATCCTTCGAACGACCATTCCATAGGTATGAACAAACTATATAATCCTGAGCTAGTCTGTCCGTTGCGGTTCCTTTTTTCAACATCTGAGTCATAATATAATTTTTTATAATTAGATCCCCCTTTGTCTAATGCATTTGAGGTAGAACCCATCATACATTTACCAACAATCTTGCTGCCTAACCTTAAACAAGTTTTAGTAACGCGCCAGTTGTTAAGGATGTTATCAGGTTTCAACCATTTAGCAGCCTCATCCTGAACTAATATTTTTAATTTTTCACCATCATAACTATTGTCTCCGGTATTTTTCCAGTCGATAGTTGTATCTAATCCTGCTAATTCATCCGCAGACTCGCTGTTATCTAACTTCCTTCTTGTAAATTTTGAAGCAGGTACTCGATATGCAAGTTCTGTTTTAGGTCTATCCATACCATCTTGGATAGGTTTAAAAAAGAAAGGATAGTTAAGTGATATAGGTACAACCTTATCTGTAAACATTGTCTTAGCATCAGATCCAGTCTTTGATAATATACCAAACCTAGAATCACTAGACATCGTAGCTATGTTAACTAACTCGGCAGATGACATAAATGAAAATCCAGAACGTCTATTCTTTAAATAACACATTCCATAACATCTAGTATCCGCTTTACAAGCTTCCCAGAATATAAAGAACAATCTATTAGACTCTCTAAAATCTGGTGCACCTACGTCAATCTTACTCCACTGTAGGTACATATAATGTGTACCAGTTATGTATGTTGGAGTACCGTTACTATAAAATGAAAAACCCTCGTCTCTATATTTGAACTCGTTGTCTATATAGTCGTAGTACTTCTCTTTAAATGCATCTGGATATTTATTCCAATCAAATACATTCTTTATTTTTTCTAACTCCTTAGGAACCTCTAATTGCTTCCAGTATTGTTGTTCTTTTTTATCAGATGTTTTATACGAATTTTCTAATAATGGTAATGCTATTTTTAGATTTTGGATTTCAATAATCTCACCAATCTTTCCAGTTTTACTAATAACAACCACATCATGGTCTTTATTATACCCATACTTCCAATTATTATAACGATTTGTTTTCTTTATGACACCAGGTTTTATATGATCTGGTAGTACTCTGTAAAGTGTTTGCTCGTACATTATCTAGATCTCCCTTCTGCAAATCCTTTAAATACTTTAGTATTAGGATCCTTTTCGCTCTCTTCCAACATTCTTTCCTCTTCTTCTATTCTATTTAGAATTTCAAAAGCATCAAAGATTGCTAGCTTTTTAGTAGCAGCGGCATTCTTTAATTTGTCTGCACTCAAATCATCTTCCCCATTATTTAATATTGCTTCTTCAGCAACTTTAATTAATTCAAGAACCGCTTTGTGCCCAGCTTGGACTATATTCCTCTTCGTCTCCTTTATATCCATACTTAATAACAATATCATTAGATTTCATACAATATAATCTCTGGCCGTCTATAATGAATTCATATTCTCCAAAAGGAGTATAACCCACTAAGTCTCCAGGATTGATTTCTAGCTCTTTTAAAGAGTCATTACCATATTTTAATATACCAATAAGTCTACGTTCTTTATCGAGCTTTAAATGGTCTATATTTTTTAATGGCTTAACAAAACATCTATCGCCAAATGATTTCCATTGCGTGTCTGTTTTGTATAAGTAGATTTGATCTGCGCTACAGAAGTATAAGTCTTCTTTAAAGTATGCTCTACTATTTTTTTGTTTACCTTTTATATCATAAAATCTTCTAAAAACATTATGATGTATAATTACGGTATCACCTACTTTTATATCTGTTTTATATGCTAATGGGATTGAAACTACCTCAGCCATATTATTAACAGATTTGAAAGTTTCTATCTTAGTATTAAGAATTAATTCTTTACCTTCAACCTCAATACTATTTTCATATCTAGACCCCACAGGTTTAACTATGAAATCAAAGACACTTCTCACCTTAATATTCTAAATCGTATTCAACCGCAATGCTCATATTAGAATTAAATTTCTTCCACGGCATTACCTCGTTATCCTTTTTAATATATATATTATATGAGTTGTCTTCTTCTTCTAATAGTATATGTGAAATCTCGTGTCCGCCATAAACATTTTGACCTACAGAATAATGCATTGCCTCATTCTTATAGTCTGTTCCGATGCTTATCTTGCGAATAACCGAACTCATTATTCTACTACTGGTTTTTCAATTTCAGTGTATGAACCGTCCTCTAAATTAATATTGATTGCTCCGTATTCTGCTTCTAGTTCTGCTTTAAATTCTTCAATTGATTTATTTAAATCTGCTAGTTGATGCAAGAATCCGTGTTTTTGAGATTCTAATACTCCAATGTTTGATAAGATAGCCGACAAATCTTTTTGTCCTGCTACGATTTTTTCCAATTGTTCTGCTGTAATCTGTTTTGTAATTTCCATTTTTATTTAATTTAATTGATTATTTATTTATTCTGTTATAATATTTTCTGGTATGTATCCATCGGCATCTTGAGCATATCCTGCAAAACTATGTACACAGTCAACTGGAAATATTTCACTTTCAAAAACAATCTCTTGCTCACACATTACATCGTAAGCATATCCATCATAATAGATTGGCTCTGTAATTACATTACCTTCTTCGTCATAAGTACCTTCTATTTCAACTACCTTACCAATTTCAACAACTGCTTGAATTCCTTTACCGTAAGATAAATCTTCATTATAAACTCCTTTTGCTAATAAATCAGCTATTGCAGTTTCTTTGTCTAAATAGTTTAATTTATATATTTCCATTATAGTGTTGTTAATTGTGCAAGTTCAGTATTTGTTAAAGCCGTATTAAAAATTGTCGCTGAATTTATTTTATTGTAATTATCAGTGTAATCAGTATAATATCCTAAATACAAATTTGATGTTGTTGGTACTGTCCCACTAGCTTGTGAACCTAATAAAACGCCATTTAAATAAACTGCAAAATCATTATTTTTACATCTTGCAGCTAGTTTAATTCTTTGTCCATTAGTAAAAGCTCCAGAAGATGCTGCAAAAACTAAAGCTCCTACATTATTATAAATATAAAATCCAATTCTATTTCCAGATAATCCCTCAATAGAAATGTAGTTATTATATGTAGTACTTGCTCCTTTTAATATTAAGTATCTACTACTAGCTCCACCCATAGATTCAAAACCATCAAAAAACATAGTAAATTCAGTTCCTATTAAACTACTTATTCCTGTTTTAGATATTACATCAGCATTACGAGTTACAGTAGAAGCAATTGTTGGAATGTATGAAGTTGGGTATGAACCTGCTTCGAGTTGTGCGCCATAAGCGTATATGTATTGGTTTGTTGCACTTGCTGAAAGGTCTATTCTTGCGCTTCCACCCCCACCCGTATTTGCGAAAGTAGAAGTATATTCATATCGAGTCGGTGTTGTGGTAAGGGTAACGTCAAGAGTATAAACCTCGCTAATCGAACTATTGTACATAACCAATGCAGCGTCAGTTGGTTGTCCCGCATCAGTCCACAAATAAACGGAATATGTATAAGTTCCATTACCCGCTGAAAATATTTGACGTAAATAAGGGTCGTTTCCACCCGTTGTTTTTGTTATTTTCGTTGCATTATTTACTCCCGTCAATGGATTTGCTACAAGTTGCCTCGATGCTATTTGATTTATTAAACCCCATTGAGTTAAGTTTTCACTATATAAAATTAAATTAGTCCTCTGTGGCTCAACCAATATACTCGGACAACTTCCGTTTGTGTAATCAATACGAGGTATATTTAAACGTGTTGTTGTAGGGAAATATTCTGTTGCTGTTGAACCATTATCAATTTGACAACCCCAAACAAAAACTCCTGAAGTTCCATTACCTGCAAAAGTAGCAAAACGAGCAGAAGTTGAAGCTGTTATATTAGATAAAATCATTCTAAAATTACCCGTTGCCGAAGCTACAAAAGAAGCAGTACATCTATACCAATCATTATCAATTAATGTAATAGTAGCAGTAATTCCACTATCTACAGTTCCCAAAGTACCATTTAATAAATTAAAATTTGCTCTTGTTGATAATAAAGAAGATGAAGCTGTAATTTGAATAAAATTGTTTTCAGCTCTTTTTGCATAAAAACTAAAAGTATATGAATTTCCACTAATAAAAGGAACTACACTACTTTCAGTTATATGTAAATCGTTAGTTACAGTTGGAATTAATTTTTCAGCAGTTAATGTTCCGTTTGGAGCATTTGTAGCATTAGCAGTTATAGTTACATTTGTTTTTACCCAATCTGCATTATTAATTTGCTCACTATATGTAATTAAATTTCTCGGTACTACTTCAATCAATCCCGCACTATTTACTCTCGTTGCTGTTGTAGCACGAACAACATCCATATCACCCGCTCCACTTGAGGGAACTACTGAATATAACTTGCTTTCTTTATACGCGTTTGGCGTTACTATTAACGACGCTTTATCTAATAAACTCATAATCTATTTAAATTATTTAATGTATTTTTTAAGCAACTTTCAGCCTCGAAAATACCCGAGTCAGCGCTCACTCTCGCTTTGAAAGATTTTATTAAATTACTAACAAATCGATCAATAAAAGTATTTTTTCCTAGTCCTAATCCTAAGCCGTTCATTTATTTACCTCTTA